AGTTATCTTTTTTGACGTATATGAAAGCATACAATAGTTTTACCACTTAATGCTGTACAAAGTGTTTCATTCTCATAAACAAAATCAACATCAAAACTATTTACTAATATTTCTTCTGTATTATTTAATGAAAGATATACGAGTTCATTTGGACTAAAATATAAACCACCAGTTTCATTACCACTATTATCAAAACGTGGTAAATGTGCTACAATTTTACTTGTTGTTCCTTGTCTTGCATTAACACTATTTTGTGTAAAATTATTTAATCTAATAAATAATGAAATATTACTAATTAATCTAGGAACACTAGCACTTTCATTTGTTGTAACAGTTTTACTTGTAACTACTGGAACAGATACTGGTTGTCCTTCATAACCTAATAAAAGTGATGATGAACATTCATTAGTACTATCACCATATTGAACACTTTTTGCTGTAATAAATACACTACTATAGTTATTCATACCTTTACTATCAATAACATTTGGTGCAAGTAGTGTAGCTACACTAGCATCGTTCCATGGTCGTTTTTCTAATTCTAAACAAAATACAGTTTCATTATTTTGTTGCGACCAACCCCACCAATCATATTCATCATATAAATTATCAGTATATACTGGATAACTTGGATAATGTGTAATACTATCTAATGTGATAGACCTATTAACAGCAGCAGTTCCTCTACAAGCACATACTGGATATAAAGCCCATTCAGCAGCATTAATAGGATTTAGACATTCATTTTTAGTAGCTCCAGCAGCAGCAAGAGTTGTATGATCTGCTAGTAATAGATATTTCTTTTGAACATTATCATAAACCTCAATCTTCATTTCTTCATTATTTAATGTAAACCTTACTTTTTCAATTTGACTAGCTACAGCAGCAGCACCAAAATCAGCATTATGACCCCCATAATAAATAATTTCATTCATATAAATACCATTAACTCTTGGTCTTCCAACACTTCCACTATCACTACCAACTTGAAATAATTTAATTACTAATCCACTTTTAACAACTGCTATATCACCATATCTGAATTGATTAGCAACATATCTACCAGATGCTAAACCACCAGCATTTTTAGTGATATCAAAATAAGGTGGTAGATATGCTGTATCACCACCACCAATATCCATTTGTTTATTAATTCTTGATAAACCAACCATCCATGCAGAAGTTCCAGCACCAGTTACATCAAAACCACAAGTTCCACCATTTTGTGCTATTGGAAATTCTCGGTTTTGTACATAAAATCCATCAGCATCAGTTGTTGTAACTTCACCAGCATTTTGTGTAAAACCATAAGCATTATTTTTACTAACATCTGTCCATGTAATATCAGCAGCAAGACGAGTAGTTAAAGCAGCAGTTTCTTGTGTAGTTACAAATTTAAAACCTTTAAAATTTAAATTTGTTCCATCATATTCTGGTGTAACTTTAATTGTACTTTCAAAACTATTTCCTTTTGCTTTAATTAAACTAGGGTGAAAAGCACAAGCATCAACACCAACTTGTAAATCATTTGCCATATCTTCAATATTACGTTCATTTTTACCACCAGCATTAAAAGCCGCCCCAGCACCAATAACACCCCTAAAAGGTTGTGTTGTGCTACTATCAAGATCTGGTATTTCTTCACCAGCAGCAAGTTTGGTAGCATCATTACCTATTGGAACACCAAAATAATGACAAAAATCAGCATTAGTTCTATCTAAAATAAATAAACCATTTTTATTAATTTTAGCACTTTGTAATGCTATTTCACTATTAGGTGGTATTCTCATAGTATTAAGTAATCTATTTTGATAAGAATATGGTTTAAATGCATTAGAAAACTCTGGACTATCTTCTTGAGCAACGTTTGAAGTAATTACTAAACTCATCTTTATAATAAATTAATATATTTTTTTTTACTAAATAAAAAAATAAAACATAATATTAATATGCCTTATAAGAAAAAAGTTGTTAAAAATGTAAATGTTAAACAGATTACTAATCATGATAAAATACAACTTGATATTAAGAAAGATTTAGAAGATGACAAAAAGATAAATCCAAAAAAGGTTTTTGAAGGTTATAAACCAAAGGTAAGCGGTGCTAAACCGAAAACTAAAAAGAAAACTGCTAAAAAGAAATAATTATTTACCAAAGGTTATTTTATTTACCAAAGGTTATTTTATTTATCACTTTTTGTTTGATAATCATTATATAAATTTACTTTTTCTATATCACACATATTATTCCATTCATCACAACCTAATCCATAATATGTAATAATATTATTTATATCTTGACTATTTATATCACTTATAGTAATAGGTTTATTTTCATATACGGTATTATATGGATCATATGTAGTATTATTATTATAATATATTGGTTCATCTAATATACATGGTATATCATCTAATTTTGATTTTTTACAACTTGGAATAATATATTTTTCTTTTAACTTGTATAATTCATTATCTAAATTATCAATAGCAGTATATGATTCATTTAATTCATTATTTAAATCTTTAATTTCTTTCTTAGATTTATTTAATTTATCCTTTAATCTTTCATTTTCTTTATTTAACTTTTCTAATTGTTCTTTTAATTCAATATTTTCACGTGTTGTTTCACTACTTTGTACTATATTTGCTGGTTGATACATTATTTTATCATAAAACAATTTTGTCATTTGTGTTAATAAATCTTTATTATCATTTTTTAACATCTTTAACTTATATGCTGACTTTTTATTATCCCTTTTCTTAATGTTATTTTCATCGTTAGTAAAATCTAAATATGGTAATACATGATTTAACATTTGTTTTGTTATCATTTTATAATATAGCATATATTTTATTTTTTAAGTAATTACTTAATATAATATGTATTATACTTAATATATAAGTAAATATAAAAATAGATAAATATATAAAAATAAAAGTTTATTAGAAACAATAACCATATATGAAAAAAGTTTTTTAATAAATCGTAAAAATAGTGAAATTAAATTTACTTAATATTTAAGTAAAACCACTTAAATAATAATAATAATAATAATGATACTTAATATATAATCTTTATCATAATAAATGAAAATGATTATTGAAAAAGGTACTGCAAAAAATAAAAAACTTAAAGCAATTTTCTATGACGACAAAGGTAAGAAGATAAAAACAACACAATTCGGTGATAGTAGGTATCAAGATTATACCCTAAGTAAAGACAAAAAACAAAGAAGTAGATACAGAGAACGTCATAAGATTGACTTAAAGAAGGGCGATTATATGTCTGCTGGTCATTTAAGTCGTTATATACTATGGGGTGATAGTACATCAAGAGATATTAATATTAAAAAATATAAAAAAATGTTTAACTTAACTTAATATATTATATATAATAAATGTTATCAATTGCATGTTTATCAAAGATTACCTCTGGTTTATCAAAGATTACCTCTGGTTTATTAATAAATCAAATGGTTAAATCACCTTATGATGAATATGGTTGTTGTATTAGTTGTGGTTATACATGGTGCGAAACCTTAAATGAATGTATAAGAGTATGGGAAACATATTGTGAAAGTTTAGATGGTCATTAGTTTTTTCTTTAGCATAGCATTTTCTTTTTGTAGTTTATCATTTTCTACTTTATAATGTTCAATTGTCATATTTAACATGTCTATAATATCTTTAAAACTTTTTAGTGCCTTATAATTCATATACTATATATATTTTTTTTAATAACAATTAGCAAACGGATTATTATATTCTTTTTGTGGTGGTGCTACTGCTCTCCTTATTTGTGCTTTTAATTTTTCTTGTTCTTTATTCTTTTCTTGTTGTATTCTCTTTTCTTCTTTTCTACTTTTACGAATTTTTTCATAATTCATAATTGCATTAAGTTGTGCATCTTCTAAATCTTTCTTAGTAAACATTTGTTCTTTTACTATTTTGCTTGACATTGGTTTTGTTGGTTCAATATCTTCTACTTCTTCTTTAAGTTTTTGAACTCTTTTAACTTTTTGTTTTTTTAGTAATTCTTTTTCTTGACTTTCTAATGCTTTAGCATCTTTCTTTTCTTGTGCTTTTGCTTTTCTTACTGCCATCGCTTTTTCTCTTGCTACTGCTAGTTTTTGTTTATGTTCTTCAGTCATAGGTGGTCTTTTTTTTCTAGGTTTACCCTTTTTTGTTAGTTTAACTACTTCGTTTGTTTCATTTGTTTGTTGATTACTTGGCATATTGAATATTTCATTTACGTCCATACCATCTCTTTTTGATTTTGCTTTTGGTACTTGTTCTTTTAATACTTCATTTGCTACTTCATTTGCTACTTCATTTGCTATTTCTTCTTGTGTTAAATCTTTTTCTTCATCAAAATCTTGAATATCTGCTTCTATTTCATCATCATCACTTGGAATGTAATCCATTTTTACTTGTGGTATAAAACTCATATCTTTTAGTTATAATATATATATTATTTTTCTGTAAATTATTAAAAATTATTATTTTTTATTGATATACAACTTCTCTTTTTTATTACTATTATTATTTATTACTTATATTTAAGTAATGCTTTATTATTAATGGTGTCAATATGATATTTGAAAATAGTTTTTTTATGAAAATCTTATATTTAAGTAATTCTTATATTTAAGTAATTATGGATTATTATTAGGAATTATATTTTCATCATTATTATTATTATTATTATCATTATTTACTACTTCGTTTGCATTATCATTATCTTCATTATCTTCTTTTAGTGGGGGTGGTTCACGAGAGCAATCAAAAATGTAACACCTCTCACTACAACCAATACGACATCTACATGCACATCTACTTTGCCATATAACTAATAATAAACTACCTACAGCACCTAGAAATAATACAACAGCACCAGCAAGTTGGTCAATAGTCATTTCTTTTATTTCTATCATATCTTCATCTTCAACTATACTTTCACTCATAATAAATATTAATTTTATTTTATTTCAATTATTAAAATATTAATTTATTGTATATGAGTGATTATACTAACCCTTTTGAAATAAAACCGATTGAAAAAGTGAAAATTGATGTTCACGAGATCAATAGAAACATTACTAAAATCAAAACGGATTTAATAAGCATGAAAGCTGATATATCAACAATTAAAGATTATATTAAGAAAAAGGAACAAGAAAATAAAGAGATTTCAACTGGTTGGTTTTGGTCGTAATCCACCTTTGGTAGGTTTTTAATTTAACGAAGTTTGCTTTGCTTAATTTTTTTTTATATTATAATATAAATGGATTTATCTAATAAGGAAATTTTAGATGTATGTTGTGGTGGTAAAATGTTTTGGTATGATAAAAATAATAAAAATACACTTTATTGTGATATAAGACATTGTGAAAAAGGACATATCACACATTGTCCTAATTGGTCGTGTGAACCAAATATAATTGCTGATTATAGAGATTTACCTTTTGATGATGAATCATTTAGTTTAATAGTTTGGGATATTCCACATATTATAAAAAGTGGAACTGGTATTATAAGTAAAAAATATGGTTCACTTGGTGATGAATGGGAAGAAGATAGTAAAAAAGCATTTGATAGTATTTGGAGAGTTTTAAAACCAAATGGAACTTTAATATTCAAGTATAATGATTTAAATATTAAAATTAAAGATATGTTGGATTTATTTCCAGTAAAACCTTTATTTGGAACAGTATCAAAAAAAGCAGTTAATAATACTTTTTGGTTTTGTTTTTTTAAGGTTGAAGATAAAAAATAAATATATACATATATTATATAATGGATAAATCAAATAAACCACCACCAAAAGTATTTAAAGTAAAAGACCCAGATCCAGATGATAGATATAATGATATTCATCCACATTTACCACAACCACCATCATTACTATTAATTGTTGGTTCAGTAAAACAAGGAAAGAGTAATCTATTAGTAAATTTATTATGTAATCCAGAGATGTATAAAGATAAGTTTGATATTGTTAAAATTATAAGTAATACATTAAATGCTGATCCAAAAGGTAAATTAATGAATAAATATTTTGATTGTGAAGATCATTATAATGATGAAATGATTACTTCAATTATTGAAAGTCAAAAAACATA